AACATGACATGAATATCGCTAACCAATCTTTTCCTAGTTTTAGGACAGATTTAAATAACGCACTTTCAGCACTTAATACTATGCACTCTGGAACTTCAAGACCTAGTGGAGCAGCTGTTGGAACTATGTGGCTAGATACAACTAACTCAGGCTCTAACAGTTTAGAAATAAAATTTTTTGATGGTTCAGATGATATTACATTTGCAACAGTAAATACATCAGCAAATACCATAAATTTTTCAGATGCCGCAACAGACGTTGTTGGAGATACAACACCACAATTAGGTGGTCAATTAGACGTAAATGGGAATGCTTTAGGTGATGGTACTTTAGAACTATTAAAATTTTCAGAAACGGCTAGTGCAGTAAATGAATTCACGATTGCAAATGCGGCAACAGGAAATAACCCTGTT